CTTGTCGATCAAAAGGCCGTGCAAGACGCTGTAGACGCACTTCCCCCCATTGTCGAAAAAACGACATTGGAACGTCGAAATACCGACAATGCAACGTCGAATAACCAACAATCCATGTCGGAAAATCGACAATGCAATGCTGAAATTCCGACAAGCAATACCAGTGATTACAGTACAGTGATTACCGATTCAGAGATTACAGACAGTGAAGAGGATACGGGGGATACGGCGCTACCCGCGCTAGAGCCCGCCGATGCTGCCTCTTTGCGTCAAGAGCATCAGGAGATGCAGGAGCGCATTAGCGATACGGCAGCGCGATTAGCGGCAATCAGACTAAAAGGGCAGGACGAGGACGTTGAAGCGACGGTCAAGCGTCCTGCCGTGCAAGCACCCTCGCAGACTGTTCGGGGTACCGAACCTGCCCATGCTGACGGCGCGGCTCCGGCTCACTCTCCTGCTGCTACACCCCCCGTAGCAGCGAGCGGGCCGCGTCGGTCGGGGCAAGCGCCACGTCCGGTCATTCCAGCGCGGCCAAAGCAGCAGGAGCGGCCACAGTTGACATTACGCGGAAGCCAGGTCAAAGAGTGGATGCAGGAGATTTGGGGAACGAGTATCCGCATGAGCGCGGGTAATATCGCGGATTTGAATGACCTGGGAGACAATCCCGATGTCAGTCAGGAAAGTTTAGCAGCAACGTGGAAGATCGTCAGCAGTCACAAATGGGTCAAGGATCAGGATTTTACCGTGACCTTGCGCATTTTCGCGGGCAATGACAAGCGCGAAAACGTCGCGTTCCTGAGCTTTGAGAGCAATTGGCCCAAAGCCAAGCAGCGCCTTGACCGACAAAAGCAACGAGACGCCGTGCCAACGCTTGCAGCGACAGGCACGGACGATTACACCGGATTCGACATCTACAAGGGCAATGGGCCGGAGGAGCGCGCGAAGCTACGGGAATATGCCGCGAGCGCGCCTGCTGGCTATTGGGATGAAGACTAAAAGGGGAAGACACACATGGATATGATTGACCTGGGGCAAGAGCGCGCAAAACGCCGCGCTGACGAAGACGACGCGCTCGTTATCCGCGAGGGTGGTTGGGAAGCGCCGGAAGAGATGCCCGCGCCGCGCCCGATGAAACACGTGGTACTCAGTGACGCGAAAGTAAGCGAGCCGTATGTCCCGCCAATGGACATCTGCCCGACCTGTAAGCATCCGTTGAGCGATACGCATTTCGGCAACCTGATTGACTACTGGCCGCCGCGCGGGACGCATCAGCATACGGAACGCTGCGCATCGGGCCGGGAGTTTCGCAAATATGGCTACTGCCTGATACCGTGTCCGACGTGTTCAGGCGGGGTGACTGCAAAGCGGGCGGCGCGGCTCATTAACGAGTTGTTTGGAGACGCGCATATCCCCTTTTACGGGAAAGATTGGCGGTTCAGTTCCTTCCCTGGCGATGAGGTAGCGAAGGAAGCGGTTCGCGGCTTTATGCGCAAGTCGCTCGATGGTGCGAGGCAGCAACGCGGGTTGTATCTCACCGGTAACGTGGGAACTGGCAAAACAAGCCTTGCTATCAGCGCCTTACAATTCGTCTTGCGCAAAGGACGCGCGGGCGTCTTCGTCTCCACTGTGGAACTCTTCGACATCCTCAAGGAGTCCATAGCCGCTAATAAGCGCTTACAGGCAGGCGATACCGACGCCGTGACGCGCTTTGAGGCATCGAAAGGCGCGCGGCTCTTACGCTTGCTCAGAGAAGTGGAATGGGCCGTCCTGGATGATTTGGGGGTTGAAGCTGGCAGCCGCTACGAGATCAAAGAGTTGTACTTGATCTTAGAGGCGCGGCGTTCTAACGGACTCTATACCATTTTTACAAGCAATCTGGACAGGGACGGCTTGAGCGCGAAATGGGGCGTCGAGACCGACGATGCGCGGCGCGTGATAGACCGCCTCGGAGAATATTGCATGACCATTCCGGTCAAAGGTCAGTCAATGCGACTGGCGACACGCTAGGAAGGAGCGCATGATGGCAACAAAGACATGGCAAGACGGCGCGTTTGTGCTGGTACCAGGACTGCGCAAAGGGGAATACCTGACCGGGCGTGTTCTGTCGTCAATCCCGGCCATAGCCAGCGACGACGATCATAGCGCCTTACTCGACTGGCAATGGGTGACATGCGAGGTTGAGGTGACTTCGCCACTCACCAGCCAGACGATCAGGCAGACTGCGAAGCCGGTCAAATCAACGGCGCTGCGTCCCTGGTTTCCTGACGCAGCAGCGCGGCAGCGTTGGACAGCGAAGGAGGCGACGAAATGATGGACTGGACATTCCCCAGCCTCGTCGCGGCGCTCTTCGTGCTTGGCCTATTCGCCTGGATACACAGCATCGGCTGTGAGCGCAGTTACGCACGAGGCTATGAGGACGGCAAACGAGCGCAGGCACGGATGAACGCACCATTGCCGATGCCGGGAATGCAGGAGATGGAGCCGTTGCAAGAGCCGCTCTACATCCAACAGGCGCGGGAAGCTGCCGGGAAGGATGTACAGGCGAACGGATGAATCGACATGCGTTGTAGCGCGTTGAGAGACGATTCTGACGGCTTTGTAATCTGAACCAGTAAATGTACTACGTAGCGAAAACAGGCCAGAATTTTACCGGACTGGCGCGAAATTGAAGGCAAGAAAGCGAGGGACACAAGGAAATGTATCGCGTGGATTTTGAGTATGCGGATGTGGCGCTGGAACTGACAACCTATGTGGACGCAGATAGCAAGGATGAGGCGTTAGAAACAGGCCAGGAACGCATGGAAGTCTCTGAAGAGACGCCCGGAACCTGGACAGTGGAAGACATCGGAAAGTAGTCGAATAGCAAGGAGCCGCCCGCGCTCCTTCGCTTTCGCGGGCAGGGCTCCTATGTGTAGAACGTAGGGGCGGGAAGGAATGAAATGAATTTACCGTCATTCAAACGGAAGGAACCAAGCGCCTCGTCGAAAGCGATGGCACGTGCTGTAGTTGGCGTCGGCTATGGCGTGATCGGCGCGGTTGTGCTGTTTTTCGATGTCATGACCATTAAATTGCTCTATGCCCGCTTTCCTGATGGCTTGTTCCGCTACAGCGCCATTGGCGGCATCCTGGCAACGGGCGTGACGATCATTGCGCTTGCGGTTGGCAAAAGCCACTGGTTCAGGCCAGGCGGTCAAATGAATTGGGCATGGGTCATGACCGGCGTCGAACTGACAGTCTCAGTCATGAATGTAATCGCGGCGTTCAACCCTGACGGCATGGCCTGGTGGGTGTTAATTATGCCAGCCACGCCGGTACTCGCTGTCGTGACCTGGATACTTATGATTTTCTTCTCTCCTGAGCGAGCGCAGTTACACGCACAGATGGAAATGGAAGATCAGCAACATAAAAGCAACCTGGACTATGCAAAGGCAGAGCATGAGGCGCATATGCAACTCAAGCATAGCTTCCTGCAACAATTCCAGGGCTTTTTGCAGGAAGAAACCAACTCCCCTGAAAATCTGGCAATCCTACGTCAAGCCGCCGCCCGTCTCGGAAAACAGGTCATATCCGGCTTAATTAACGCGCCCATCGCTATGCAAGGCTCACAGTATGCCCTGCCTCAACAGGCTAGCAACGAGCCTGCAAAGGAAGTCACCGGCCATCGGGTAGCGATGCCACAACAATCAGATGGCGTTATCAGGCAGTATCAGGATTTCATCAAAGAGCAGGCGCAAGCGGCTAGTACAGGCGTTCCATCCGATATGACCGATGAGGAAATGGAACAAACGCTCCAACGATTTCATGCTTACTACGAAGCGCGGCGTGCAGCACGTGAGAGGAACACAAGCCCTTTAGCACCAGCCCCGTCACAGAACGGCAACGGGGCGAAACCGACCGGGAATTAGCACCTGCGTCACCATCTGGTACAGTACCAGATGGTGCGCCAAATGGTGACACGCCTGTACCACATGGTGATAATTCGAGCGTAAAAGTTACCATGTGGTACGAAGGAGGCGAAGGCAAGAAGGAGTTAGGCAAGCCTGAAGTGTTCCTGATGTTGCAAATGCGCTATGACGAATGTACGAGCGATGAGGAACGCGCGAATCCACAAAAAGGCACGTGGTTTTACGAACGATCACCAGCCATGCGCCGCAAATTCAAGGCCAACCATCCTGAGTTCTTCGCCAGACAATCAGACACGAGAGCAAGGCAAGAGCGACAAAAGAGGATACAAGAAGCAGAAGACACTATAAGAGATAGAAAGAGGCGAGGACGTGACACAAGCCAGATACCAGCCTTACGATCTGAAATCGTTGACATTCAAACCTATCGACAGCGAGCAGGAGGTTGATGTCTGGCACGCCACGCCTGCGCAGTTCCATGCCTTCGTGTCTCAGTTTGCAGAAGGTTTCGGCAAGGTCAACGTCAGCGTATGGCCGCTCGCGGAACGTCTCGCCTTCGTTAATGCAGCGTGGTTGCATTTCCAGGCAATCGGGCGTCCGTTCCCGTTCCGCGAGCGTTACCATGTGGAATCACCATCTGGTACTGAGGTTGTACCAGATGGTGATGTGAATAGCGATACCCCCGCCTCGCAAGCGGGATGAAAGGAAAGATGAGTCATTACGATGGACGGCTATAGCCACATGGCACAGGCGGCACTGCGTCAGGATGAGCAGATTGAAGTTATGCGTCGTTACCTGGCACAGAAGGCCAGGATTGAGCAACTAGCCGCTCTAGTTGCTCGTGCCGTGCCGATGCTGGAACAGACGACGCCCGCGCCGGTCGCATGGCTGGAAGAGGCGCGGCAAGTATTGCAGGAGGCAACGAAATGAAACAGATGTTCACGATACTGGTAACGCTCGTGCTGCTGGCGATAGTCGATTGGAGGCTGGCAGGATGAACGGGAACGGACATGAGGAATTGTTGACAGTACAGGAAGTCGCAGCGCGGTTGCGCGTCAATGAAGCTACTGTCCGGCGCTGGATTAAGGCCGGGACGTTGGACGCGATTAAGTTGCCGCACAGGGGCAAGCGGGAGATACATCGGATTAAACAATCGACACTGGACGGCATTGTGCCGCCAATAGAACAGGAGGTCTAAATGATTGGATGGATATTCGCGGCGGTCGGGTGGCTGCTCGCGCTGGCGTTCCTGCTGCTTGCGGTCTGGAATGCACGGAAAGCCGATGAGTACGCACACACGGCAGGCGTCGCAGTCTTCGCAAAGCAGGAGGCGTTGAAAGAGCGCGACGAAGCAAAGCGGCACCTGCAAGAAGCTGATACGCAACTTGACTTGCAGATCAAAGCGATACACGTCTTGCATGCAGAGCGCAAGGCATTGCAAGAGCAGGTCACAGCCAAAGACACGGAAATCGCCCGTCTTGCTCCGTTTGAGGCGAAATATCTGGCGCTCTTTCGGGCCGTAAATGCCCCGGAAGAATACGAGGTCAAACAGAGGCGCAAGCGCAAGACGCCAGCAGAGAGCGCCGCCGATGGTGAGCGAGCGCCACAAGAAGTACAGGATGCAATCGTAAGAGAGCAATAGCGCCGCACTGATGCGGCAAAGGAGCGCCCATATGAACTGGTTAAAGGGATTTAGCCCACTGCGCAAAGTGGAAGTCAAGATCGCTAAGGAATCACTTGATTGGGCTTTTGAGCGCGGGAAACTGGCCCAACAACGGCTCTATCAAGCACAACAAGAGCCGCTACGCAGCCCCCATTGCTACTTACATGAGGACGGGCCGGTACCGCTCCATCGTACCGGGCTAGATACGTATGTGTGCCTATTCTGTCGCAACGAGCGGCAAAGCGGAGCCTTAGCGCGGGTGCTTGCCCCGATGCCGGGCGGATCGTCGTTTGTGGCGCAGGATACCGGAGGCAGGGAATATCCATCGATGATACGGACACGCCATAACCTGAGTATCCCGCCTCACGTCCAGGGCAAAATAGAGCAGTCATGACCACGCCTGACTGGTACTGGCACAAATACACGCTCCTGATGCGTCCTGACGGCACAATTCGCGTGCTGGATAGAACAGGGCGCATCATGGCGGTGAGGCGAGCGTACAGGTCTAGCAATGGCATAGCAGGCGTGTTTGTGGAGTTTCACGAAGAGACGGGCGTGTTCTTTCTGGATGAGGAGATACAGCGCGTCGATGAGTTTTGACGAGATTTCAGCATAATTAGCATTTTGGTATCAAAACCTCTTGACAATTCATTAGCATTCTGGCATAATTAGCATGTAAGCATTGAGGTGCTACGAAATGAGAAAGAGAGATCAAGGAAATGGTAGAAATCGATTACAATCTGGTAGCGAGCATCTGGGGTACCGACCCTGCTAACGAGCATGTTATCCCGATGGAGACGGTTCCTGAACCGGTACAGTCTGAGACGACAGAGGAAGCGCCAAAGGCAGAGGCAGAAGAAATCATTATCAACGGGCAGCACGAAGTTGGCACGATCATTGAGTACAAAGGCCGCCAGTGGTTTGTAGCGGCCAGTGAGAACTACAGCGCGCAGGACCAGCAAGAGGACGAAGAGGGGGGCATGGGAAGCCTGCCTATCGGCTGGCATAGCTGGCTAGTAGAGGTTCAACCGGGCAATCAGGCATTGCCGGTACTGGTAGAACTGCTGAAAGAGGGAAAAGCCACGCTCAATAGTTCGCAGACGGTCATGTTTCCAGATGAGCAGTATTCCAGTTTCCTTCGTGATCTGGAATATAGTAGCGAGTTGGGACTGTATGACAGGAGCAAGGTACAGATATGACGACAGATCAAATGGTAGCGGCATTGCGAAGTGTGGGAGCCTGCTTCGCAACTAGTACGGCAAAGTATGTGGCAGCGAATGACCCTGCCGAGAGCAAGCCAGCGTATCATATCCATCCGAATGTGGATTTTCCGCATGAACTGAACGTTGAGCGCGTGTACTCACAGGCTCAATTGATGGATTGGGTCAGGACAATGAAGGCTGTCAAACGCGCAAACGATCAGGAAAAGGCGTTTGAATTGTGGAACGCCTACGAAGCACGTTGGGAAGATAAGTAGCCGCCGCCCATCGTGACGCGGCGCAATCAGAGATGCTTGCTACGGAAATGGCAAACGTCTCTGAGGACACACGAACGAATGTGTGATAGGCTCCTGTGAGGACAGGAGAGAAGGAGAAACAATGAATCGTAACTCGTTTTTTGATCTGTTGCCGAATGGCACAGAGGTATTTGTAGCGAATGAGAAAGATTACTGGGGCGACCTAGTATTCGAGCGCCTCAGTACAAACGAAAGGCTCTACTATCGGGAGCGGAAAGCCGTGATAGTAGAGCAATCTCGCGGTTCTATCCGCCGCGAGTATGGATATATCGTTCAGTTTGAGGACGGGAGTACGTTGCCCGTCCACTGCACGGATGTGCGTCTTCCTGACGAGACGTATGAATATGATGATGGGCGCAGGATAGATGCCCATCAATTGCGACGCCTGACCAGTCAGGAGAGACTGGACGGAATGAAGGACGCTGCACAGCGACCAGAGCCAAAATTGCATTATATATATCCTGAGCCGAGGACGCCCGGCCAAATTGCAAGATTTGGCGACAAATAGTCCACATCTACCAACGCGGGGAGTTGTCCTCCCCGCGTTTTTGCGTCTACTGCTGTGGCGTTGGCACAACCGGCGTTTGCGTCGTATTGCCGAATTGCGCAGGGAAGAAGGGCGACGGCGGGAATGGCTGTTGTGGGACACTGGCAACGATAGGAGCAGGCGTAGCGGTCGCATTCACGTTCTGCGGCGCGAGAAGGTTCTGCGCAGGCGGGACAGGCGCGGGCTGTGAGCTAGGAGCCTGTCCTATCGCAGTCGGGGGAATGTTGTTGTGTATCGTCACGGCAGGCGGTTGCAACTGATTGAACAAGCCCGGTAGCACGTTCATGACCTGGCTAAAGAGGGCTTGCAGTTGTGCCGATTGCGCAGGCGAGGGAGCCTTAAACGCGCCGTTCACGCCTAAGACGCCCCCTGCAAAGCCAAACATGGTGAGCATTCCCGTGAAATCGACTTTCCCAAAGTAGAGTAGGAACACGCCTGCCAGTACCAGTAAAGCGACAATGGTAAACACGGCAATCTCCGTGAATTTGTTTGGTGGTTGTGCCTGTGTTTGCATGATGATTCCTCCTAAAATTTGCTGACAAGTTCTTTAATTTGCGCAATAACCGCATGTTCCTGTGGCGATTCCACCTGCTGAGGCGACAGCAGGCGCGGCAAATTGGAGCCGGGCGGGTTGGTAAGATCGACAGAGACGACTTTCCCGGTCGCGCCTACCCACATGCGTACCCCGAATTGATAGTACTGGACGGAATCGCCATGCGCGCCGGGGATTTCGTTATGAATGACATCTCCGAGATACTTCAGACTGTTTTCGCCATTGGCGATATAATCCGCGAGTAGCCCGTCATGCAGGATACAGCCGGTGCGCTTGCTTTGCCAGTGATCGGCGTCATGCTCGACAAAGAGCGCAGATACAGCCGGGTCATTGATTGATAGCGGTTTCACAAAATCTTCCTCCAATTCTGCAACCCAGATTTCATTATTCAGTAGGATGTTTGACCATTCCTGATCGGTCCTGCGAATCGGACGCGCGATATACGGGTCTAGCGCCACAAGATAGCCCGGCCCTTCTGCGAAAAACACACACACATGCGTCCAGCCGAGGGACGCGCTCACATACGGGTCAGGCTCCGTGAAAATCACCGGATGCCCTGCGTCAAGTTGCTTGTGTGCCTCATTGACGAGGATAGCGGGCATCCCCGCGAATTTCCACAACTGGACGCCCAGGCTCTTGCAGAACGCGATATACTCACTTGCCGATGTCCCGCCTGTGTAGCTTTGCCCGGCTGCCACATCCTTGAAATGATCTGGATTAAAGACGCTGGTTTCCGGTTGGTTCAGCAGGTAGCGACACGCCGCATCAATCGATGCTGCTACACAGTCAAACTGCGCATTTTCTGATGGCTGCCCGTCGCCAGTGACCGTCGTCAACTGATTGACCATCGGGAAGCCTTGTAGTGCAACCATCTAACCCCCTTTCGTATAGTGACTGGTTATAGAACGAAGCTAGTACACAATCGTCAACGTCCGTTGCTCTTGCGCAACCGCCCCGGTCGTATCGGTAAAACTCCATAGCTCAGTGAGGACCCCGGCTTTGGTCGCATAGGTTGCGGTATAGACGCCGCTCCCCATGTTCACAACGGTCGGGCTGGCTGTTGTGCCATCCTGATACGTGACGAGCAGGGTCGCGCTAGACACGCTCGTAATCAGATTGCCGTTTTGGTCGGTCAGGGTTGCCGATGAGTCTACTGTGGTATTTGGCGTGGTCATAGCGACCTCCGAAAGACTAACGTTGATATGTTGCTTGAGCGTCCGAAACGCGACATTGACATGCTGTTTCTGCGCTGCGAGCGAGACATTGATATGCTGCTTGAGCGAGGCCAGTTTGATCGACAGCACACGCGGCGGCGTTGGCGGGCCTCCATTCACGAGAATGAGTGTGCCGCCAAACACGCGCGGAATGTACGTCGTTGTTGGCATTTACAGCCCTCCCACGACAGTGAGCGAAAAGGCTGGCATCTTCGTGGATGATGGGTTGTTAATCGTCCCGGTTGCCGCGTTCAGCGCAACCGGCGTCCCGCTCGACGTGTTGGCGGCAACGCGGTAGCGGCTCTCAATCAGCCCGCCTGCGACTGGCGCATTGATGCCAACATAGGTATCGGTCCCGTTGGCAGATGTGAACGCGGCATAGTACAACCCCGGCCCTAGCGTGATGTTGCCGCCGCTAAACGCCTGTGAGACGCTGGTACTGGCGGCGCCTGTCACGCCGCCGCAGTTGGCAAGCAGCGTGCCGCTACTGCTGTAAATTCCCACGTCCGCCGAGCCGGTCTGTGTCGAGCCTGTACGCCACTTCGCCCCGCTAAAGGTAGTTGTTACGAGCAACTCAAAGGCGTAGAGGTAGATCGTATTCGCGGCCAGTGTCGTTGTTGCGAGTCCTGCGAGTGACGAGGCTTCCGTTGCAATGATAGCAGGCGAGACGCCGCCTGCATCAACCGTTGATGGATAACTCATGATTGCGCCTCCTGTGCTTGCTGGTGCTGGCATTCGCGCCTCCTATGAAATCGCGTAAATCACGTTGCCAGGGTTGCTGGCATCGATCTCGACCGTCTTGTCCTGCTCGTCCACAATCGGGCAATCGTCGCCATGTGTCGCTTGCGCAATGACAGACGCGCCGCTCAACTGCGTATCGTCGGCAATCGGATAGGAGCGGATCACGCCGCAGCCTGAGCAACGAATCGTGTAAAAAAAATGTCGCATATCGCCTCCTTATTTGCCTTGCACATTCGCTGAGAATGTATAGGACGGGGTTGTGCCAGTAATCACCCAACGCAAGCGCCCGGTTGCCCCTAGCGACTGGTTATAGGCCATGCCTGCGCCAACGCTGGTAGAAAGCGCCTGGTTCGTGGTCGTAATCACGTTCGTTTGCCAGAGCGCGTAGTAGATGCCGTCTGCCCCTTTGCGTTCCCAGAAGAATTGCAAAGTCTGGGATGTGCCGCTATTGGCCGTGATGTTGATGTCAATGCTGATTTCGGTATACGGCCCGACTGTCAAATCGCCACTATTGCCGTTGGCAGTTTGCGCGGCGGATGCCAGCGAGTAGACCGCGACGGCGCTCCGCGCTGTATAGCCGATGAGGTTGGTTCCTGCCGGGAGCGCAGCCGGATTTTGCAGCATGTAACTGACCTGCTTCCATACCTGCATGGCACTGATCGATGTGGCGTCCGTATGGCTATCGCGCGCATCCGTTTTTTGCCCGAATGTCACATGATAGCCGTCATAGAAGTACACGGCAGCAGGCGCAAGGTTGTTGCCGCCTGTGGACTTGGACGGCCCGCCTTCCAACGCAAGCGGCGTATTTGTCCCGTCAGGCACCACGCTCGACATTGGAATCGGCGTTGCGCTGCCATCAACGGGAGCTGCGGTAAATGACATGATTGACTCTCCTTACACAATCAGCATCGCGCCAACCGAATAGGTTGCGCTATTGGCGTTGTTGGCTGTGACCTTGATTCGCCATGTTTTCGGTAACACATCGCTCGCGGTTGCATTGGCAACGGCTGTCAGACCGGGATAGACGCGGTAGATATTCGTGCTGTTCGTCGTCACTGCCGCCCCTGTCAGGATAGCGTAGTATTTGCCTGATACCGGGTCTTTCGCGTCGATTTCCAGCGTCACAGAGCCGGTACCGACGTTAGTCATATCCAGCACAACAATGATGCCTTTGCAGTTCGTGTTAGTCTGATCGGACTGTGTTTGCGTGGTCGTGCGCGCCGCCGATGCCAGGACAACGATATTATCCTGATTGCCAGCCACGACGCCATTGACCTCTTGTATCGCGGTTTTAGAATTGCCCAGAGCCGTGAGCGTTCTGGGAAGCGTCACATCCTGCGTCTGCGCTACCGTTTGCAGGCGGAACGTGCCTTGCGCATTGGAACCGTTGTTGTAGACAATGCGGTACTTGCTGCCGATAAGATTGACGGTTGTTTGGAAATTCGTGGAGGCCGTGACGCTAAACGAGTCCTGTGTATCCCAGTTCGTACCGTCCTGCGATTGCTCGACAATGAGCGTTCCGGCCTGATCTGCGAATACCTCCACGGATAACGCGCTATACGGCAGGCTGGATTGTGCTGTGCCGGTAAAACTGGCGTTGCCTCCGAGTGGCGTGGTACTGCCGTTCGTGACATCTATCATCGAGGCGTGCTGTGCTGCAACCGGAAGCGGGTTCGTGGCAGAGACGCCAACGAGATTGCCGCCGCTATTCCATCCGATATAGTCCGCGCTGGCAGGCACCGCGCTGCCCGTCGCAACGGCTGTGCCAAGTCCCACGTTGGCGATATTAACTATCGCTTCCTGCCATTGATCGTTGTTATAGGCCATAGATTACTCCTAACGAATAACATGTATTGCGACTAAGAAAAATAAGATCAGCGAGAGCAGAGAGATCAGGAGCGAGAGACAGCCCAGGCCGCCGCCAATGCCGAAGGACAGCCAATCGCGCACTTTGCCCGGACTGGCTTTCAGCGCGGCTATGTCCTCGTGGATCGCCTGAATTTCCGTGCGGAACACATCGACATGCACGCGCTGTGCAAGCATGGCCTCCACTTCCGCCCGCGTGGGAAGCCTGCCGATGACTGCATTGACCTCTGCCAGCGTCTTCGTGATTTCGCGTAAATTCGTATTGACCTCGCCTCGCCAGATTTCCATAGCCTGCTGTGCGTCCTGTTCTACCTCGTGCTGTTCTTTCTCCATTGCTCTATCCTTACGGCACTGTCGTACTCGCGGTAATCGTTCCTTTGGCCTTCACATTGCCACTGCTGTCGATGCTGAACACATCGACGCCGCCCACCTGGACCCGAAATTTATGATTGCCGCCCGCGTTCGGCGTGTTGATAATCAAATCCTGCCCCGATGGACTTGAAATCACGTTAAAGCTGGCAATCTTGTACGTCGCCGTCGTGGGAATGCTCAGGTTGCCGCTCTGATCTGACGTGATGTTGCTGTCGTAGGCTGCGCTAGAGAGCGAATCGAGAAAGGTTTCCAGCGCATTCAGGAACGCCGCCGATATTGCAGGCGCGGCGTTATTGTTGAAGGGCCCGACATTGCTGTATGGACTGCCCATGTTGCCTCCTTATCTCAAAATGTTATTGCCGGTCACGTTGCCGGTTGGTGTGCCATCTGTCAGGATTTGCGAGCCGCCCGTATTGATCGCTGAGAAATAGCAACTCGTCACGATGTTATAGCCCTCTCCATTCGTGCCATCGAGTTCTATTTGTGCCTTGCATCCATTCGTCCCGCTTCCTTCCGGGTTGAAGAAACAGGCGGTAATGATGTTACCGACACCTGAGCTATAGATGCCATCTGCCGTGTTCGGAGAGGCGTTGTTGTAGCCAATGTTGAGGAACCGACAGCAATCGATGGTGTTGTTGTTGCTGTTCGACATAATGATGCTCGTCCCACGCACCCCGTCGAAGATACATCCGACCACACGCGAGCCGTTCGTCGAGTAGAAGTGGATGCCACCCGCGCCGTGACCGTTCCCCACGAAGTCACAGCCAATGTAGTCACTCAAGCCGTTCTCGTCCCTGACATGCACGTTATCGCCCGTTGCGCCGCCATTATCCTGGAAATGACACTGCTCGATATGGCATTCATCGGTGTTGTTTATCCACAAGCCTCTGCCGACGCCTGCCGACAGGTAGCCATTCGTGAACTGACAGCCCCGGATGACGTTCTGATAGCCAAAGCCGCCGCCCGGCCCGCTATGCAGGTGCAATCCCGACTCATACGGATTGATACACCAGACATGATCGAAGAGATACAGATATGCGCCGTTGGCATCGATACAGCCGCCCGCCGTCTGATTTTGACAATTCCCGTCGATCTGCAGGTCTGCGATCTTGCCGCCCGTGACGCCTGCTGTGCCATTGCTAAAAAGGATAGCGTACACATTGCTACTATTCTTCAGGCGGATGATGCTACTCCATCCCGCGCCAACAAGCGAAATATTGTTGGCTGGAATGGTGAGGCTGGACGAAATCAGGAACGTGAGTGCCGGGAAAAATACCGTGCCGCCGCTACTCGTGAGCGCGTTGATAGCTGCTTGGATGGCGCTCGTATCGTCGGTTGTGCCGTCGCCCTTCGCGCCATATTGCAGGACATTCGTGTATATTGGCGGGATCAGCGTAATTGTCGTCATATGGCTATACCCCTATATTGATGGCTTGATTGAGATTTGGCGGTGTGTTGAGTGCGCCTCCGAAGAATGCCACCCAGGTCGAATCGAATGGGCCTTGTACCGCCGTTACGGTCTGCCAGACATTGAAGCCGTCCAGCGTATCATCGGCGTGGATGCTCTCAATCAGCATCGTGCCAGAGGTGGCGACATTCGTCCCGGTCTGGTAGAGCGTGCTGATTTGCGCAGGAGAGAGCGCCGTATTGAACACGGCTATTTCGTCAAGCTGGCCTGCCGTTGTGCGTGAGCCTGCCACATCTAGCAGATTGTCTACAAAAATCGTCTCCCCAGTTCCGCCCGTCGTCGTCAGGACGAGCGTGCCACCAAAGACGCGCGGCACATAGGTTGTCTGGCTCGGGCCGCCAGTCGGCCCGGTATATGCCGCGCCATCGAGGTACAACTTTGGGGCGCTCAGGTTATCGCACGTGACCGCGATCATGTGCCAGCCGGAGAGCGTATCTTCCCAAAATACCAGACTGAAGGCACTCCACTGCCAGATGCGCAGGCTTGTTGGAAGCGTCACGCCGCCAGAGGCTGTAAACAAGATGGACGTATCGCTATCGCCTACAATCGCGCCCGACTCGCTATACGTGGTCACGCCTGAGTACGTCCCGTTGTAGCCATTGCCGCTACTGTCGATAGCAACAAGCCCGCTCGCTTCGTCCAGGCGATAATAGACTTGCGGACCATAGGCGAGCACCTGCGTCTTGTAGGCCGCCGAGAAACCAAACGGCGCATACGCGACGGGAATCTGCTGTCCGACCGCAAAGCCTGTTTGCCGCGTCGTAAACACAAACTGAATGCCGCGTACGCTGTTTCTGGTGACATTGGCCTGCGCCTCTGCAATCCCGGCTGTGAGTGTCGTGATTGACGGGTCCTTGACGACGCTTTCAATCTTGCCCGATGTGCCATCGATAGCGGCCTGGTTCGTGACCTCGGTGGAGTTGGCATAGGTCGCGGTTGCTGGCACTTCCGCCGTGTAGAGAACATAGATGATGGCGTTTTTGGCCGGTGCGGTCGCAGCCGTGAGTGTCTGGCTGTTTGGACTCCAGTAGAACTGCTTGCCCGTGTCTTTGTTGAGAATGCCGACGCTTTGCCCCACGCCATCGACATACACGAACGGCGCGGGGTATGTTACCGGGTAACTCAGTTGCCACGAGGTGGCAGAGCCGTCAGCGACAAACGCATTTTGCCCCGTCGCCTGTGCATTCGTCCCACCTGTGACGTACTGATTGTTGAAATAAAGCGGGCTGGCACGCATGACATACGGCGGCTTGCGCCCGCTCTGATCGATCTGCGTCCCATCGACGGCAGGCCCAGTGACGGCGCTATACGGCAGGAAATAGAGGCGTTTCCAGGCGTCGATGTACCAGTAGAAATTAAGCCCTTGACTACTACTTGCTTTTGCTAGCGCGTCGAAGACTTGCGCGCAGGTTGGGAAATTCAAGGTCGCTGTTGGAATGAGGACCATCGGCCCGGATGGGTAGAGCGTGGTTGAGGGATAGAGCGTGGTTGAGGGATACGGACCGCCATAAATCTGTCCAATGACCACGCCCTCCTGAGACAAGATATTGTTGACTATATCGTTAATGATGTAGTCGTAGGGCTTGTTCGTGTAGATTTTCTCTAAGTTTGTCGTTGTGTCAAACACGAGCCGTTTTTGCGCCAACCAGGTCTGATCGATACAAACGATACGATGTTCCAGGCTGTTCTGGAATCCCGGTTTGATTTCCCGCGATTGCGAGATATAGCCTGAGAAGGTCAGGACGGCGTTTTGATCGAAGATCATGACGGGTTGAAACTGCTGGAAGAACACGCCGCCACCCGTCTTTATGACCATCTGCGCGGTTGATGGCCGCGAAATAGCCCAATCGACATTCAGCGTGCCGGACTCAATCATATAGGGGATGCGGCTAATGGCAACCGTCCAGGGACCGGCGGTATTGTTCGCGCCTGCGTTGTAGTGCGCAAGCGCCTGCGCTGCCGTCAGGCCATAGCCATAGAGCGCCACTTCATCGACGTAGCCGGTAAAATAGTCCGTCCCTGCCGGGTTATGCCCCACGCACACAAAATACGTCGATGGCGCAATCGGCCCGGCAAACGTCGCGGTCCCTTTGCTCACGCCATTAATGTAGATCGTCATGGTCGAGCCGAGCCACGAGCAGACGACGTGGTACCATGTGCCAGTTGAGAAGGTAAACGTTGCCGTTGCGAGGCTGTTCGTGGTGCCGGCGCCACACGCGAAATTGAGCGAGGTCGCAGTCGCGTTGAGATAGACCGCAAAGCCAACGTTGTGCGCTTGTGCCAGTTCGTTGGCAATGATGGCAGGCAGGCTTGGTAGGTTCGTTGTCGTCAGCTTAAACCAAAATTCAATCGTAAAGCCGGTGTACAGGTTCGGATTGAGCGTTGGCACCTGGACATAGCTCGTGCTGCCATCAAATTGATACGCCGTATCATAGCCGCCTGCAATCGCGCCGGATTGATTGACTGTCACACTGCCGTTCAGGATGCCATCATAGGCGTTGCCGTAGGGGTCATCGTCGCGCGCTTTACTGGCATACGGCTCCCCAAAGCGATAATAGACCTGCGGGTTGTCCTTAATGATGGTTGCTCTGTAGTTCGCCATGTGTCACATCCCCACCGGCATGAGATTGTTCCTCAGAGCTTGCGCGACATAGGGCAGGATGACGGTTGCGAACTGATAGCCATCGATGGAGAGGATAACCGGCTGGCCTGTGCCGCTCTGCGTGCCTTGCATGACGTTGTTGGGGATGACCTGTGTACCGGCTGGCAGGTAGGCAGGTGTACCGCTCCCGCCCGGCACAATGCCCTCAATGCCGTTTTCCATGAAGTTGTACCAGCCCGATTGTGTGACGGGACCGCCTGACGCGAAGCCTGGAAGGTTTGCGCCGGGTGCTTTGCCCCATCCCGGCCCTCTATTGCCGCCGCCTGGATTGATAGGCAGAACCGGCCCATTTGGACCAAGTGGCGTTGGCGCATTCGGAAATGGGGCTTTCGGCGCGATCTTCTGCCAGATGGTCCCAGCTGCGACCGTCAGCAGTCCGATAATTGGTAAGAGTCCTAAGAGGTCTGACCCCATCGCTGCAATATCGCCCTTTGCGGTCGCGGCTGCCGTGTCCATCGCAGGCCCGATTTCTCCGATCCCTTGCGCCCCTGCTGCCTTTTGCGCTGCGTCCTGAATGCCAAGCAGTCCATTGACGCCGGTTAAATCCCCAATCTTTGCAATGGTCTGCGGAATCGTCTGCGTAGCAAAGGTCACAAAGTCGCCAATCAATTCCTTGATGTTGATGCCAGCAATGACCGTGCCAATGCCAAAGAGGACGCCTTTGAGAATGTCGCCCTGCGGACCCGCTTTCTGAAACCATCCCACGACGTTCCCAATATCGGTTGCCAGTCCGAAGACTTTCGGCACCAGATCGCCCAGGATATTGCTCACGGTCTGAAATGCATCATGTACCCAGCCGCTCTTAATGAACAGGTCATACATCTGGGTCGCAAGCGGGATGATGTAGGTATTGAGCAGATTTCCCAGGTTGGGTAGCAGCGTGGTTGTGAGAAAATCCGCGATGGTTTTGAAGATATTTTGAATATCCTGCAAGCCGCCCTGGTTGAACATCCAATCGCTGAATTTACCGATAAGTGGCGTGATGTACTTGGTTATCATGTCATTGAGGACAGGCAGGAGCGCCGAGCCGATCTGGACTTTCATATCTTCGAACTGATGATTCATAATGTCCATTTGCCCTGCGAAGGTTTTGCTTGCAGCCATTGCCGAGCCGCCAAACTCGGTTGACAGTTCGTGGAGGATGATTTTCTGTGCGCCGATGATGTCGTTGTGCTGCATCATCGTCTTGATTTGCTTTTTCTCTTCCTCCGAGAATGTCACACCGATTCTTTGCAGCGCCGTCATGCCGGTTGTTGGGTCGCCCAGAGCCTTGCCCACCTGAATGGCGCTACTCTTCAAGTCCTGCCCCATTGCCTGCGACACATCCAGTATCGCCTGGGTCGCCTGTGGAAAGACATCCTTGCCGATATTGGTGAAGGTCAGGAGAAGATTTTCGCCGCCTTGCACGGTATCAGCAGAAAATTCGGTTGTGCGCGAGTAGGCATCTGCCAGGTCATTGATCGACTTGACCGTTTCCCCTGACACGTCTTTGGTGGATTTGAGCGCCTGCACAGTTTGGGCCTGTGTCTGCTGGTACTGTTCAGTGACATCGATGGTAGAGGCGATCTGATCTTTGACGAAACTGATCGCATCCCCAACGCCCATGAAAATCGCCTGTCCCGCCGCGAAGCCAATGGCGTTTTTGAGCATACCGCCAAAGCCCTCACCCGTTTCTTTGACTTTGTGCGAAACGGAATCGAGCTTTGACTTGGCTTCCTCGTCGCCCGTCACTTTGACTTCAGCAACGAGCTGCGCGGCAGTGATCGATGGCACTAGTTCCCTCGTTGCGCCCGGATTGCGCGGGCTTTGTTCTCAGCAGACAGTATTTTCAAGGCCCAATCTCTCCAGATGATTGATTGCTCTAACAGTTCCCAGGGCTTGCAGTTACACCTGTCAGCAGCCACAAAGAGCGGGTAATACCCTGGCATTTCCCCGATTTGTCCGTCATAGGCGAGGTAGCGAGCGAGCGCCGCGATTTCCGGGTCAACTGCTACCTCTTCGCCTAGTTTGGGCGGGCGTCCCTTACCACGCCGCGCAGGATGGCAACCTTGAGCATGTACGGCACTTCCGGCAGGCGTGCCACATCGAGCGGAAAGGGTGTCACCCCGTCAGATTCGGTAATATCCCAGGACTTGACGATGGCAACAATGGCCTGATTGTTCTGGTCAAATCCTCCATCGATCAGGGCAAGGTTGGCATCCGTGAGTGTCCCTGGTCGGTATTCGATTGTCCAGTCCAGGCCGCCCCACTGGACGGTAACGGTTGCGCTATTTTGCGCGATTTGCGATAAACTTGGCATATGTCTCCTATAAGGCTGTAAGTAAATTAGTCACGGTAAACACCTGCGCCTGTCCGCTATTCCAGGCCGCATCTTCCACAATCTCAAATTCCCATTCGGTTGCGAAGATGCCCTGCTCATCCTTGAATGGCGTCGTCTTGCTGACCTTGAGCGCCATGTCATGCTGAAACGTGTTCTGTACAACGGCGCTGGCAATAGAGGCGTTGCCAGGCGTGCTGAGTCCTGAGAACGTGCCGGTAAGTGCCTGCGTGTTGACCTGCAAGATACCGGAGAAGGTCACGGTGTACGGCCCGCCTGCGCTGCCTGAGACTGCCACATCGCCCGATGGAATGGACGAGAGCGCCGCCAGTGCCGATTGCACAGAAGCGGATGAGGCATTGTAGGCAATATTGGCAGTGGTTTGCCCGCCATAGGTCAGGGTGAAGTTGCCGCTTGTCTGCGTGCCGAGCGTGACCGTCCAACTGTTATCAATTTGCAAGCCGAGGGCCTGCGTGCGCATATACAGCGTCGTCCCTTGCTGCATGTTGGTGAGGATGCTCATACCGTTGCTATCGGCTTCGAGCAGGAGCTTCATACTGGTTTTTGGCGCGGCGTTGACATGGCCGGTATAGGACAGTTGCGCGCGATTGAGCGGATAGAAGCCGTTATAGATGGCATCGAACATGTAATCGACCTGGAAAGCCCTGGTTAGCTGCGTGACGCCGATATTGGCGGAAGTCGTATCAAGATAGACGTTGACGTGTTTGCCAACTACCGGGGCAAGCGCAACGGTTGTCGGGCTAGCCGTGAGCGTGATGTTATCCTGTATGGCCTGTGAGAGCATCTTGCCACTGATCGAGGTGTCCTTGCGGCTCATCTTGTAGCCAAAGGAGGTGAACAGCAGATACGTGGCCTTGTGCGCGCGCACGTTATCGCCTTGCTCAATGGTGTACGTGGTCGGGTCCACAACCGGGTAGATGATCGGTGGCGTGAATTTCCAGTCCTTCGCGGTCGCACTTGTGCCATGCGATGTAATCGCGCCAGTGCCAGCCGCGCCAGAGAGGACATAGACCGCGCCGTTATAATCCAGCGTCCCGCCAAGCGTCCAATCCATCCACTCCATATTTTCTTCGGCAACAGTGGAGTAGAGATGTCCAGTCGGTCGGTAGAGTTTGTTATCAACGCCGATGCCACCCGTCCAATCAAAACATTCCAGGCGTTTCGACGCCGCTACGCCAGTGCCGTGCGTCGATTCCGCGCCAATGTTGATAATATTGGCAATAAAGGTGCGTTCCGCCATGATCTATCTCCTGTGTTAAATTGTCCCTGATGTTCTGCCAAGTAACGCATCCACCCGGCTCGCTGCATTGTTCAGTGCAACCATGCCATCCGTTGTGACCGGCCCCACGACTTTGACCAAATACTTGATAATCGACAGTGGCCGATAGGCGTTGAAGGTCAAACTGTCCTGTGCCGATTGTTGCTGCATGACCACAAACGGCGTTGCCACTTCAGGCGGCGCGAACGAGCGGTAAATGCCGCCCGGCGCGTATCCCAGGAGCGTGCTATCGCCATTCAGCACGCTATAGAGCCATTGGAAGCCATAGAGCGATGCATGGCCTGGCACAAGCTCATTGATTTCCAGCACATACAAGCCGCCGTAATTGCCCCACAGGTCGCCATTCACCAGCTCGTCCAGCGAGAATGGCGATTCGCGGTAGCACATCAGGATTGCTGCATTGCTCATTTGGCCGCCTCTTCCATCGCCTTGATAACGGCTGTGAGCGCCGCCACAAAGCCCGGTCGCGTGGCTTCTATCCCAGGCTCGAAGAATGGTCTCGCGGGAAGGTGTCTAGTACCGTAGTTCTGATAGATGGCATAGTTCGCCCCGACTGCGATGTAGCCGGTCACATCGTCGGGCGGCGTATCGACTTCCGGTAACAGGCTCGCATCCTTTGGCGGCTCGATTCCGCCTTGTCCGTAGGTACTGGCGTCGATCAACTTGACATACACGCTGTTCAGCATGAAGCCCGTATCGATTTGACCGTTCATGCGGATATAACCCTGGATGTTGGCTTGCCCGTCGAAACACGTCTTTTTGACCACCTTCGCACAGGCCCCGTGTAAGGCGTTCGCCACGTCTGCGAAATGGTTAAATCCAGCCATCAGATAATCTCCGCCGCAATCACGGTATGGAATATCTCGTAAGAACGCGGTGTCAGCAACACATGCACTTCGAGTGTGCTAGAGCCGATCACCAGATGATCTTGATAGCGCACGTCCGTTCCCACCGGAAAGCGCACCAGCCAGCTTGCCTCACTGCCGATCATGTAGTCGTAGTTTTGCAGGTGTGTGGCTGTCGGCTGCGCCAGTCCACACGCAACCGCGCTCGCAATCTTCGTATAGTTTGGCGTGCTACTGCCATAGCCATCAGCAGACGGGCTGGTTTTGCGGTAAATATCCGCCGTTTTATCGAGCGTCTTGTTTGCGGCCGTTTGCAGTGCCGTCAGTTGTGTTGCCGAGAGCAATCCAGCCATTTAGAGCTTCTTTCCGTACAGTTCCACTTTCCCATGCGCCGCGTGTGGCTGGTGCGTCTTATGCGCCGCATGGTGTGCGTGATGCAAGTGATGCTTATGCGGATGATGGGCATGATGGTGATGATGCAGCACATGATGGTGATGGGCATGGTGTGCGTGGTGTCTGTGATGCGCCATATGCTACCCCTTCGCAAAGCGGTCAATTTCCAAAGGCCCCAACCCTGAACCTGCTAGATGCTCAGGACTGACCCGCGTATCACTCCGAATGACACTGATGCTATGCGCCCTCGACTTGCGCCGGTACTGATCGGCCAGCGTGAGCAGATTCGCGTGTTGCTGCGAGAGTCGCAAGCTCTGCCCGTCTACCGTCGCATCGTAGGCCAGCACAAACGTTGCTGCCCAAAATTCGAGCAGGTCTGCTGCGCTGCGGTACAGGTCATAGGTTTTGCCAGTGATAAACACAGGTGGCAGCGTCGTTGCTGCAAACGTCCAGTGTCCAACGATGTTTTCACTCGTGGCTGGTGTCACCTGCGTTATCAGGTATTGTTTCAGGACTAAATCATCTTCCCATTGCCCCAAATCCGCGAAGTAGTCAAAGTAGCTGATCGTAGAGCCTGAAAACGTTGGCTTTGGCATCAGTGGTTCGTTGAACACGTCCATACGGTAGTTATCAAGAAAGTCCTGGATTTGCTGATCCTGAAACTGCTGCGTTGCGCCAGCATCCGCGATGAGCAAGCGCACACGGCTAATCAGCGTTGCCATCGTTGCGCGTACTGCCATGTTCGCTTGCTCCTCTCAGTGCTGGTTACGGACGCGACAGTTCGATAGTCGCGCTATAGGTGATGGTGTTGCTGTGTGCCGTCGAACTGAAGGTCGCGGTCAGTCTGATCTGAAGATCATTGCTGGCTGCCGTCGCCTTCGAGACTTCAAACGGTATCCACAACTCGCCAGAATTGGCGCTCGTTGGCTGTGCGAGCGGCGCAGCCTGAAACTCGTTGTTCCAGGTGCTACCGCCGTCAGTCGATACGTCAATGTCGAACGTGACCGTATCGCCTGTCTGACTGGCAGAGTTGGCGCTGTAGATCACGTGCGCCTTCAGGCCCCTGCGAGGCGTGCCGGTCGGGATAGTGAGGCCCGCGCCGTTAAATGTCGCGGTTTTCGTCACTGACGCTTGCAGGACAAGGTTTGCATCCTGTGGCATGTCGATTACTCCTTTCCTGCTTTATGCGGTCTTGATGTCGTACAACCGGCCAATAGAGCGGGTTGACGCATTGACGAAGCCGATAGCCCAGTCGATCAAGGTGCGGTAAATCGCGCCGTTGTAGATCAATCCGAGGTCCTGCACATTAGGCGGCTCAAACTGCCAGCCGAAGAAGTGGTCAGTCGAGTAGTTGACCGCGTAAATGCTGGTGTACGTCGAGCCGGTATCCGCCGCGCCGGTTGCAGTTTCAGTGATGGTGATAATGCGGGTGGATTGGTCCGATTTGTAGCCAGGATCGCGGATGACCGCGCCCTTGTACATCTCAATCGTACGGTCAAACTGGTCCTGATCGATGCGCAGACCACCGGAGGTACCCATCAAACGCAGGGCGAAGTTGAGACGGCGTTTCATGACCTCGTTCATATACAAAGTCACGCCCGTTCCATCGGGGCTATCGACGCTCCACAGGAGTTGATCGAGGAACTCAAGGAACTTGTTGGCAGTGGCCTGGGTCATGCCGGCCTGACTCATATCGACGCCGCCGCCGTCAATTTTGTTCTCCGAACGGACACCGAAGACGCCGCCGTTGTCGATACGATAGCGCAGGCCAACCGGCGCATTCTGGTCGCCAGACCCGTGATCGTTCTTGAAGAACTTATAGTTCATGTCATAGGTCAAAGCCTTGAGGAACGCTTCGGCCTGGACTGCGCGCTGATCGACGATGGAGTTTTCTTCCTCAACCAAAAACTTATCCGTGTCGATGTAGTTTCTGATGATGTAGGCTTGTTCCTGGTAGGCGGTCGGTGTGCCTTTAGTCGTGACGCCTTCTGCGTTCAACTGGCTCCAGTTGACCGTAGGCAGATTGCCCTCAAAACGCGCCCCGTTGACGGTCAAACTCTTCTTTTCGACCAGGGGTACGTCCTGAATAACGTTGCTGTAGAGGATAAGCGAGTATGTGACAGCACGCACTAATGGCGAATTAGACATGAGTGCGTAATCTGCCAGCGATACCGCGCTGGTAGAAATGGACATAGAAAAGACTCTTCCTTCCTGTCATCACGACGGTAGTTCGAGTGTGTGATGTGGTTGTTATTGCTGCTTGCCGCGAAACACGTCAGTCATGCGTACCACCTGTTTCGGCGGCAACTGGCCTGGCTGGACGATTTGCCCGCGCCCTGGATTGTTGGCAGGCGTTTGCGGCGGTTGGCGCATCCCTGCTGTCTGTGCTGCGCTTGCCGGTTGCTGGCCTGCCTGTTGTGGCACAAGATACGGCTTGCTCTTGATAAGGTCGTCCAGGGCCTTGTCAAGATTCGTCGGCATCCCATCGTCGCCAAATTCCAGCGAGCCTTTGACGGCCAGTGCTGCAAGGTCAGGATCGATGATGCCTTTCTTGAGCGCGGCGGTTGTCACTTGCGCTAAGACAAGCTGATCTCTGTACTGCTGGATTTGCTTCTCTGCTTTGTCAGCGCGGGCCTGGGCTTTTTCCAGATCGCCCATTGCCGCTTGCTGGCGTGCTAACTCGTCCTGCTCAAACTTGTTGAGTTTGGTCCGATGCGCGGCGTTTTCCTTGCGCAGATCGGCAATCATGCGCT